CATGAGCGGCCAGGATAGCAACGCTGTACATGGTGAATTTCAGCACCGTTCGCCGAAACCCCCGGCTGTGTATCACTTCCCCGCGCTTGTTCGCGGCCTGAACGCCTGTTACCAGGTCGGCGCATACAAGTAAGAGTGTCACCCCTATGAACGACCGGAGCGGCAACACCCATTGGATTGTCGCTGCCAAAGACACCGTGAAAAAGACTTTCAGGAACGTGACTACCTGCTCCATTTCTTTGTTTCGATTCGGAATTATGAATACGGAGGGCATAGTATTGTGATTAGGTGGTATAGAAAAGCCCGTATCGGGCCAGAACGTCGGCTTCCGGGGCGGTATCGTCGCAACCTGTACAGATGTCCGTTTTGCAGAAATCAGGGAAACTATCGGCGTTTGCACACAGGTATTCCTTCGTCACATCTTGAAGCGAGCGCAAGCGGCGCAATGCAGTATCTTGCAGGTACTTTGCCCCTGACACCCCGGCGTTTTGCGCGTGTTCGCCTTGTGGGATGTACACGCCGTTTGATCCGGTTTGCAGGACAATGAACGGGAGCGCCTCGTAATACACCGCCCAGGCGCAAAGGCTGGCCAGGTAGCGCGTCCACAACGTTTCGTATGCCTCGTCTCCGGCTTCCGGGAACGCCTGCACGGCTGCGCCTATCGAGGTGTTATAGTTCGATATGGCCCCGGCTTTTTTCGTAATCAGCGCATCGTAAAACTCCGTACAGATCACCGGGGCAACGTGCAGCCGTTCAGCGTCCGCGATGTGTGGCGCTATCAATGTCACGTCGAAACGGGCGTTTAGTGGCGAGGCTTTCAATACCCCGCCGTTAACAACCTCATTCGGCTGGATTAGTGTCGGCGTCGTTATTGCTGCCATTGTCCGGATTTTGTTTTGGTTCCTGTGTCGTTTCTTCTCCTTTCGGCTTCGGGCCGTAGCCGACTATTTCCCGTTTTTCGTCGTCGGTAAGTACGCTATTCACGTCAATGTCGCCGATGAATGAAACCGGCGTGCTGTTCTGGATAGTAAGGTAAAGCGCCTGCAATCCACGGTCGGACACCGCCAATTCCTTGAGGTACACGTTCAGGAAGCGCCGGCAGATCATGTTTTGCAGCGGGGCGATTACCGTGTTTTGCGCGATCTCAAACTCTCGCCTGATCTGCTCATTGCTGCCCAACTTGCCCGAGGTAGCGAACCCGGCCAGGCTCATTGTCCAGCGGTGCGCCGAAACAATCGCTTGCGCGGATACGCGGGACAATTCCAGAAATGCGCCTTCACTCTTATCCTCCATCGGGATATAATTCGCCTTCAACGCCTCGTCGCGCAACACCTGGACCAACAGCCCGCCGTTCTTTCCGGTGCCGACATACTTCTTTTTCACATCGGCAACAATCGCCTTCGCCTCATCGGGTGACGATGCGCCGAAAAACTGCAACACCCCGGACGGAACAAACGAGTTGTCGAATTTGCTGCTGTTGAATTTCGCTACCCGGTATTCCAATTCGGCGTACATAAGCGCGGCAATCCACTCCGGCAAACCGAAATACTCGAACCCTGGCGCGTGGTCCTTCAGGTGTATTGCCGTGCGCTGCACACCGTTTTCATCGAACTCCGACCAATTCGGGTAGAGCGGTATTTTCGTCACGTTCGCGTCCGACCATGTGCGCAACTTCCATTCGTCGTTGAAGCCAACGTGCGGAATTACGCCTTCTTTGTTCCGCTCTGCCGGCCGCCCTTTCACAAACGGCAAGTGGTGACAAAACACCTCGCCGCCTCCACGTGTGCGGGAAAACGAAACGTAGGCATTGCCGTATGTCAAAAACTCCTGCACAACTTTTTCCGCAACCTCAGACAGTGTTTCACCGTCCGCGTTTACCGACATTAGCCGGTCGTCGAGCGCGGCGATAACGGCCGGGTCAGATACCGCAACGGCGCCCTTTGCCAGGGCCGGAAAAAGCGTATTTGGCCGGCCCTGCATCAGATTGAATCCGTCGCCCAGGGTAAGTGTTGATTTCTGCCGGATGATCGCCCGCGTGGTCGGACTGGTATTGTACACCGCCGAAATAGTATGCAGCATACTGTCAGAATCATCGAAAAACCGCACGTAATCGCCGGCCAACTTGATAATTCCGTTCGTTCGAATCGGCTCCGTGTAGATGTCTTCAGACAATACCGGATTTGCCCGGTTCTCAACGAGGCCGGATGAAAGCAAACCGCCCGGACGGTTTCGTTTGTGTCCGTTCGGGCGGGTGTGCTGATTCGTATCTGTTGCGCGGTTTGCAGACATTTACCCTTTCGGTTTTTCCGGCAGCGGTTCGCCGGGCTTGTTGTCGGTTTTGGCCTGCCCCGCTTCGCCGTCGATCATTCGCGAGCTGTTGCGCGGGTCGGTGTCCATCAGCGCTTTCAATTCGGCCTGGCTCAATTCGCCCAACTTTTTGTTTAGGCGACGGCCGGCCACAACGCCGTAAATCTTTTTATCTTCCCAACCTGGTTTTACTTTGTACATTTTGTTGCGAATTAGCGGTTAGTTACGAGGGTAGTTCCCAAAAGTCGCCGTCGGGCAGTTCCCAAAAGTTTCCGTCGGGCAACTGCCAGTAGTTCATTTCAGGACTTAATCCAAAGGGACGCCGGCCCAGCCGTCCACGAAGCTAGTGGCCGGGGAACTGGTGCGGGCGGCAAGAACCAGGTCGTTCTTTATCGGGTCGGTGAACGCCGCGCCGCTGTCGAACTTGCTCGATTCCATGCGGACCACGTATTTGACCTTCACGGTCGGCTTGTCCGGGTTGATCCCGAAAATGATGGTTTCGCCGTTTTCAAGTTCGGCAATACACACCATTCCGCACGCGGAAGAGTTGTAGAGCGATACCAACGCCGTGCGGTCTTCTTGGCTCCATCCGTTCCACGTGCCCTGAATTTTCTGCTCAAAAAGCGCGGTGAGGTTCGGAAAACTGCCGTCTTCGGTGAATTTAAGCGTTTCAGCCTGGAACGAAAATTCCCAAAAGAATTTGCCGGTTTCCATCGTGATCGCCGTCACCGACTTGTCGGTGTCTACGGTAATCGACGCCACGTCGGCCCGGTCAGCGAGGGCCATCCGGACGACTCCCCCCTGTTGAAGTGCGCAAACTGCGGCGCGTCCTGCGGTAAGTGCCATAACTTCCTATGTTGAAAGGTTAAGGTTGAGTTTTAGCGGCCGGGCTTAGTACCCGACCGAAATAAGCGACGGGTGAATGACCTGGAACCCGTGTTTCCAGCGGCCTTTGATTTTCACCTGTTCGTCTTCTTCGTCGTACCAAATCCGGAATTGACTTTCCGGGTCGTTGACGTCGGTAGCCATTGCCAGGTTTTGCGGCGAAGTGAGCAGGGCCAGGTGGGATTGATCTTCGGCGAAATCGGCGGCCATAATTTCGGACCACAGCCATTGCGGCTTTACTTCGATACCCCGGAAGGTCAGCATTTGCGAACCGTCCTGGAGCAGCCGCCATCCGCCGTCCGCGCCGCCGCCGTCTTCCAGATCGACCATGTACTGGTCGTAGATCGTGCCGGACACATAGTATTTTTTCATGGTGTTGGGCAGACCCTTCAGGCGCACGTCCTGGTTATCGTAGAGCGTCCGGAGGTATTCGATTCCGTCTCCGGCCGAAAGTGCGCTGCCGCTGCCGGTGTCGAAATACGGGCATTGGTTCGCTGTTACGAACGCTGGCAATATGACTGTCCAAAAGCCGTCCGTGCAATCATACGCGGCGTCGGTGTCGGCTTTGTTGCCAAACCAGGCCAGGCGTTGGTTGTCCTTTTTAACGGCGTTGCGCACCAGGGTTTCGGCGATAGTGAACAACTGCGTTCCGGTCAGGTCGGAAATCGAGGTACCGACCTTCAAAAGCTCCTCATACACGGTATCGCGAAACTCTTCCCAGCAGATAGCGACATCTGCTTTTGCGCGGTCTACCTCGATCCACCGCTCGTACACCCGAAAGCCGTTGATCGGCGCGAAGCCGCAACCGGAATACCGGCGAACGATCTTTTCAAGTTCCTGAGCGAAGGCCAGTTTCTTTTTGCTGACCACGTTCGGGATAACGCGGAAATTTTGGCGCAAATCGTCGTCCATGTACACGGGTTCAATGAACATCGTGCTTGCTTCCTCTCCCCGAAAGGTCACGTCGATTTGGCGAATATCTACCTGTGGCATTGTAGTAGTTGTTTTGTGTTGAACAAAGGAAGGCCAGCCCGTTACAGGCCGGCCCGTGTTTTAGATGTCTTGGCCCGACGCGCTTGCCCGGTCAGCGAGTGCCCAGCCGGCCGGAAGTTTGAGCCACCATCCGGCTGGACAATGCAGCCCGCCGTTCAGGGTTTCGGCCTCGAACTCGAAGCGCCATGCCTTGTTTTTGTCCAGCCCGGAAACGTCGATGACGATTGCCGTGTTGGTGCCAACGCTGGCTTGGGTGCCGTATGCCTCGTTCCCGTCTTCGTCGATCACCCGGTGCTTCCAGAACCGGAGGCCGGTAGCGTTGTACCCGGAGGTTGGCGTTACGGTAATATCTTCGTCGGAAAGGTCGTAGGCGTAGGTAAACTCCGGAGAGAACGAGCACCCGCCGCATTTGCGGACACCGTACAGTTCTACGAGGTTTTGCGCCAAATGGGCTTGTGGGTTGGTGCGGGAAGTGCCAGACGTAAAATCCGGGTTTCCGGCGGCGTTGCCCACATAA